TGAAAAGTGAAGTTTAAACCTTGAATTGAGCAAGCCACAAGCGACCACATTACAAAGTAGTTTGATGTTTTTATGTGACTTTAAAAGGCTGGCAATGGCGTCGTCAGCATCCAAGGCACCAAGGGCACTTGAATGCTTTGATATTTTAATAATTGTACCTAATTTGAGAGGCTTAACTGAGAATTTCCATTCTCGCCCCATCCAGTTGATACCTATTTTTGAACCTTCATTTAGAAGTGTTTTCGCTGCTTGTTTTTCCATCTTAGTAGGTTGCTGTTTCGTCCGATTGCCGTAGTAGTTTTGCGAATATATCAACAAACTTTTCGTTCTCTGATAATTCCCTTTCTTCCATAGTGTCTAATATCATATGTACTTTCTCGTGATAGAAGGTGTCCATAATCTTACCTTCACTCAGAGGCTTTAACTTATGAGATTCCCCCAGCGTTATTGTAGAGGTTGAGTATTCAGCAAGGCCGTAACACTCCCTGTCGTCCATTCTTTTATTGTCAAAAATAACATCTATTTGCGTTGCAAATAATTTAAACGATTTAGGTATTTTCATTTAGATTTAGATTTGATGTTAACCTCTGGCTTAAAATCCCCAACTTTAAAATGGGTGCATATCTCAGTTATGGAATAAAGAAGGCTATCCACATATCTCTTTATGACAGCTGGCGTTCTCAGTAATTCCAAATCTTTTTCGTTGGTCATAAATCCAAATTCAAGGAGAACACCATGATAACTCGGTTTTACTTTTTTGGTGCCGGCAATCACTGTGAAATTAGCTTCACGTTCTAACCGGTTTGGCCATTCTGTGCGCCATGGCATTTCTGGGAAATCTTTTTTAAGATTTTTGGCTACAATGTCAGCAATAGCCTTTGATTCTTTCGTCGCAGACCGGTTGACATAGATTTCGCTTCCGCGAGCTGTCGAGATAGTGTCATGCCCGTTATGATGCAGGGAAATAAAAACAGGGTACTTGCACCCTTTTACAGCCTCGTTTGCTCTAATTACTCGCTCTTCCAAGCCGGGCTCTATCTCTCCTGTTACTATGTTTTCGTAAGGGATTCTCAATTTATCCAGCCCTTTGATTAGCTTTTGAATAATCGCTTCACTGGATTTCCATTCTTGGAATTTCCCGTCTTTTGAAGATTTTCCTGGCACATCTTTACCGTGCGCTCTGTCTAATACGAAAATTATATCTTTCATTTGTCTATCTTTTTTTTGAGCATAACCCTGACTATTAGAAAAATGTCAGATATGAGAGCTAAAACCTTAAATTCGTGCCCCAGCCTTTTGAAGTTCTCGTCCACGGATTTTAGCTCCCACATAAGAATGTGAATAAGTATGTAGAAGTGAATGGCGATGAATGGAATTTCTAACCAGATCATTCCGTTCTCAATTAATTCCCTTCTTAGTGTCAACGACACAGAAAGGACCATCAAATAAGAACCGAACTTGAAAATCCACCCTAAACCCTTCTTTGAGATAAACTCAAATCCCTCTCTTTTTGAGGCTTTTAAGCCTGTGATGTAGTCTGTGACCATTATCACAAAAAGCAGGATAAACAGCCCCCCTGAGATGCCTAATATCCCTATAGAAAAAGCGCTGACCGAGGTCAATATTGCAGAGATTATCACACCGTAAAACGAGGCTATCTTAACTTTCAAATCGGAGTAATCAAAAAGGCGGGTCAGGAATGCCATGTGCTCCATTATCTCATTCATTTTTCACTTGTGATAGATTACTTTTTTAGTATGCCAATTTGTTTAAGGAACCACTCATAGAAGCCAGTGTCGTATATCCCATTGGCTGCCAATGAAGCGAAGAACCCAATTACAAGTGCATTCCACCACAATAAGCCCTCTAAGAACCCGAGATTTAGCCACCATCCGAACATCGTTACGGCAATACCAGTGATCCATGAAATGATCTGAATAATTGTCTTGCTATCAGGCTTGACCAGCCCCTTTATAGCTTCAACTACTAAAGGGATTCCAGCGACGAGTGCCACAAAACTTGCAAATAAGCTGTCTGGAGAAAACCCAACTTCACCGGCGGCCATTATCGGGATTGCGATAAACAATGCCAGCAAGGCAATAAAGTACTTTACAAAATTTTTCATAATAATTTGATATTAATTGAGATTAGTAAAAGCCCGGGCATTATTACCCGGGCAAAGATTTAAGCTGGAAAGATTTAAGCTGGAAAGACAACTGAGAAAGGTGACCCACCGTCTCCGGGGTCTAAAGCTGTGCCTTTGACCTCTAATTGTAACATGTCTTCTCGACCGATGACGCCGTCCAAACGGGCTACGATGTTGGCATTTGGAATCGCAATTGTAGAACCGCCGTCGGTTTCAATTTCAATCGCCAATTTTATCATTGTAGTTTTAGCCGGGGCCGTCCAAGTCGTGGCGAGTGTTGAGCCGTCACCACCTTTTACTATCTCAATAATAGCAGGTGAGAGGTCGTATGCTCTCCATGTCAGCTCTAACTTTGAGCTTTCGGTAATAGCTTGCTCAACAGGGGCGTCCTGCTCTTCGACGTTGAAATCCTGAACAGTTGGTTCAGTTTCTGAAAGGGTCATTGACCCCCTCACTGTTTGGGCGAACTCTTCCATATCTAAGGCGGCTGGCATTGCAGCCGTGCCGGTAGGAGTTCCAAACTTCACGGACTTAAGTCCAAATACATATTTTGCCATGGTTTCTAAATTAAATTACACATTAAACGAAAATTGATATAATGAGTACCTAAAGCGCTATCATCTTCAACTCCCTGCCCATCTAAATAGATGTGCGCATCCTGTGCTATATTTTTAAGCAGAATGTTTTCAAACTGATTAGCTAAAACTTTAAGCCTCGAGGTGTTTACAACAGAAGTTGAGCCTGACACTTGAATATCTTTAACGTGAACATTCACATTGACCAAACATCTCTGAATAATTTCGCCCGAAATTGGCAAAGAGTTAATTACAACGTATTCCTGTTCTGATCCGTCTGGCTTTACCAGCTTGAAAACGTCAAGTCCTTGACTTGAAAGGATGTTATATAATTTGTCTATTGCGTCGAACGTTGTCATTTTAATTGAGATGTTGGTCCTATGAAACTATTGCCAAAGTCTATTTGGGTGCCTTTTTTACCTAACTGTGCGGCGTACTTTCTTAATCGCTCGCCCAAATTCACTATTAAATCAACCTGCTGTGACGTGATTACGTTATAACCCTTTGATTCAAGGTTCGATGCGTATTCCATTCCCGCAACTCCTACGAGCCTGTAACCGCTTTTAAATCCCAATTGACCTAAAACGCCCCTTGCTTTGCTGGTTCCTGACATTGTGCCTGTTACATTATCCGTGATTACTTCGTTATCTCTTATAATGAAGTAGCCTATTGAACTTCTCAGGTTAGCCGTCTGGTCCGTATAATCACCTTTTTGAAAGGCGCCGGATATGTTCGCCGCATTTCTCGCATCAGATACAAATTGCTCACCAACACGCTGCATGATTGAAATCACATTCTTTTCAATCGTTATAAGCTCGCTATTTATTACGCGCTCTAAATCTGAATACGAAAATTTCGGTTTTATACCCATATCCGTGCATTTAATTGGCCGGGGTGGTAACGTTTTACACGCCCTGAAACCAATTTATTGTTAATGGTTATTTCTACTTCTGAATTGAAAGGGATGTCGGTTAGTGTATTTGGCATGAACACGGTAAAAGAAAAATTAATCTCGTTGCCATCTTCACCTTTCAGGATGCTGCCTTTCCCGTTCGGCTCAGCCCTGCAAAATCCTTTGAAAATCTCGATAGGCTCACTAATGGCATAATCGCCATGCTCGTCTTTTATCGGCTCAACTGCTGAGCGAATAATTATTATATGAGGATATTGTATCACCATGGCGAGATTCCAGTTACGGTTGGTTTTGTGGTTTCATCAGTTGTCGGCTGGCCGTGTCGTGAATACAGACTATTGGCTACTTTCAAAAAGTTGGATTTATCGGTTATTGAAAACTGATAGCTACCCTCTGTAATGTTTACCCCTGTGGCGAGCACTACGTAAATATCAGCCGTTGCCAAATCAAACTCCATGCTCATGCCTGCATAGTTAGATTGAGGGTCTAATTCATGGTCAATTAATGCAGTGAGATAGGTGTTGTCACTTAATGGATAGCCTGCAATTTTGCTTTTTAACGCTTCGAGATTATTCATAGGAAAAAGATTAAAGCCCCCTTATTAAGGGGGCGTTAATGTTATGGGCGCTTAACAGAAGTGTCAACGATTAACATGTTGTTAACCATTTTTGGAACAAGGAATCCATTCAATTCGTACTCGAAGAGGCGGTAATCTTCTGCGACTTTGTACTTCATAAGCACGTTATCGTTTTTCGCATAAGTGACACTACTTACCGGCATGCGCTCTTCGTTTGCGTATGTGTGGTAAGCATCTCCGAAATCTTCACCGTTATGAAAGACCATGCGGTCGTTTTGGAATGGGAAAACAACACTTCCGGAACTCAACTGAACACCATAATCAACCAGTTCAATGGTTGGTAGGCCGGTTGCTTCAAATACGTTGTTCACCATTTCAGGGGTGATGGTGTTCAAAGGGTTCACGTTGTAAGTTGCATCGCCTTTTTCAATCTTCAAACCGAACGTACCCGCCACCTCTGTGGAAGTAATCATTTTGTTGAAAGTTGAACGGGTCATCTTAATGCGGGAATACACCTTGCCTTTAGCTTTCTCTTCGTCCAAAATGGTGCGAATATCAGTTAAAGGCTTGTGATCGGTGTAACTCAAAGACCAAGCTTTAGTGATTACTTTGTCTTTCTTTACGCCAAAATCAACGGAAAAAACAGCCCCCTGAGGATTGTCAGCAGCCGCAACCGATGCCGTTCCATTTGAAAGGATCTCACCGGCCCACATGTCCAAGCGACGGTGGGGTGCAAGCATAAGAGCCTGAACATCGGGAAACAATTCGTCGAATAAGGCAGTACCTTCTTCAATTCTGCCAGATTTCATTGCGTCCTCTAAATCCATAAACCGGCGCATCTCTTTTTGATCGAGTTGGAACCCATCTTTCAAAGAAGCAACACTTCCGGTGAAGCTCTGAGCAGTGGGGCGCTCTTTTCGAGGTGCCCGGGCGCCATAATCAACCACAGAACCGGCAGTTACACGGGCACCTTCTGTCAGAATGCCGTCAAAGGTCAGAGAGGAAGTGTACTTCCAATTAAACCACTTCTTCCATTGGATTTGTCCATCCAGCGATTTGGCGGTGTTATCAATCAAAGCCTTAAAAACTTTGGCTTTGCTGAAAATGTCAAGTATTACTAATTGTTTAGACATCTTTTAGTTTTTAAGGATTAAACGAATTGAAATCTTGAGGTCAACGAAACCTTATTTGCGGTTGTAACACCGTAAGGCAAGTTGGCTTCTTGGATTTCGTAAATTTGCAGACCTACGTTCAATGTAGTAACCTCTTCCAGAGCTGTGTCATGGAGAAGAATACTATTTGCGACGTTTGATTCTGCGGCGGCGGCTGCTCCTGTCGCAGAACTCTGAAACAACACATCACCAGCTGTAAGGGCTACACCTAAGGTAGTAGCTACGGTTACGGTATCATAAGCTGCATTGGTCGTGTCGATAGCTGA